TGTACTAACTACTGATTAGGATAAACCTCCAGTAGGAACGTTCACGTGGAAACAGAAGTACATAGTTTCTGGGTGGAAACCTGCTTCTACTAGTGCGTAACGAGACTTAACCGCAATCTTAGGTGACATAGTACCTTCAGAGATTGTTTGGATAGACTCAGCCATCATGTAAGGCATGAACTTAAGTCCTGGTTCGTCGTCACCACCTTTTCTACCAACTAATACTCTGTTATCACCGAACTTCATGTTCTGATCAACATAAACAGTCATACCTGCAAGCGAACCTACTGGGTAAAGTGTACCGTTGTTTTGAGTTAGTGTGTTAGAGAAAGGTGCAAAAGTGAACTGAGAGATGTCTTGCAATGCACTTGCAACGTTAGCGTTAGTAACGATGAAGTTAGCAGGACCTCTTCTTCCTCTGTTAGCTACTACGTTAGCAGAAGCTAAGATTCTAGAGAATAGTCTTCTCTGTAGAGTTGACAAGTTCTCGTATCCTCCTGAAGCAGGACCTGCAACAGATGAGATTGTAAGACCAGTGTCAGACTTACCTACGTAAGAAGGAATAGTGTAAGAACCTGCAGTACCACCGATAACGAGGTTTAGGTTCAAGTTTTGTCCTTCTGTAGTTAAGAATTCGTCGTGGTTAGACCATCCAAGAGCAAATGCTCTAGAAAGGATGTGCTTGTTGATAGCTTGAGATACTTCGTTAACCAATGCATTTTCGATCATTGAGATAACGTCGATACCAAATTGCTTGTTCAAGTCTTGGATTTGCTCAGTAGTTACTGAAGCAGCTACTTGGAAAGTATCAGCTTCAACGAACTTAGTGAACGTTGAAAGACCCATTGATTGGTAGTAAGTGCTCTCACCAACACCTCTTAGCATTGGGTTGTAAGTCTTAGTACCGTCTACGAATGGACCTTGAAAGTCTTGGTCGTTGTTGAAACCAGCACCAGAGAATCCTTGGATGTGATCCTCAAGAGCTTTTACCAATTCTGCTCTTGCAGTTGTAGTACCTGCTTGAGCACCGTCTACTGAAGTACCAATTTTAGTAGCACCACCATCAAGAACTGCAGAAACAGTTTCACCAGCTGTTAATCCTTCTATCCTGAAGATTGGGAAACCATCAATTCTAGATAGACCAACAAACTTAGTAGTGATGTAAGCACCTGCTGAAGAAGCGTTAGTGATGTAGTAAGTAGTACCTACTGCAAAATCTGCAGGATATCCAGCAGCTGGAGTAGTCAATTGTACCTTGATCATAGATGGTGCAGTTGCTAGTGCATCTGCAGCAGTTGAACCAGCTGTTGTTGGGCTGATTTTACCACCTGAGTATACGTAATCTAGGTAAGAAAGTACGCCAGTAGGACCTGACATAGGAATTACAGGAACGATATCGAATCCAACAGTCTTCGCAGCAACCTGAATTGCCAATGGAAGAAGTGAAGGAAACTTATCTCCTGAACCTTGGTTAGCAGAGTTGTAGAAAGCTGCGTTAGCTTGGTTACCTACTGCTGCACCAGTTGAGTTATACCCACCTGGGTATGCGGGTGGAGCTACGGCACCCATACCGTTTACAGTTGCTAGTGACTGATATGCACCAGCAGACTCGTTTAATGAATGGTAATGGCAATACTTGCTCAACCATCCTTTTTTCTCAGCATCTTGAATTCCTGCCTTCTGCTCAATGATAGGAGACCAGGTTTCGAAGATTTCTGCTTCGTTGATTAGTTTCATCTTTTTATTATATTTTTTAGATTTTTAAAACTTACCTTCGAGCGACTTAGCGACCCAATTAAGGTAATCATTTGAATACCCTTGAGGGGTTGTAGCCGTCTTAGGCTCTGGTGTTTCTTGGCTCTCTTGAAGTTTCTGAAGTCCTACTGGTTTAGCACCAAGCTGACGAGTTGACCAGAAATTTTTGATCTGATATGAGGTTTCTAAATTATAGAAGTGAGACTGAGCAATAACTGATTGCTTTTGACTCTCATTTAGAGACTCCCATAACGGAGCATAATCTTCTGGCATTTCATCAATAAATTTGTGACTTGATGATTCTGCCAATTTTACTTCTTCGGCTTCGTTGATTGCCTCATCTGCTTTTTGTGTTTGAGCAGTTGGCTCAACTTTCGTTTTTGCCTCGTTTATATTTTCCTCAGTCTTCTGTGTTTTGACCGATTCAATTAGAGAATCAATTTTACCTCCGAGATTTTCATAATCTCCAGCAAAACCTGATTCGACCAATTCTGTTTTGGAAGCTGTTACAGCATTTTCTCTAGCGCTTTCGTTTAACGAAGGTGCTTTTTCTGCTTTAACGCTTTCGTGAATAGCTTCTGTATTAGCTATATTACCATTTAACTTCTCAGCTAAATAATCAGAGTAAGCAATTCCTTTATTTACATTCTCTGCTAGGTACTCTGTGTAGTTGATTCCTTGATCTAGCTTTTCAGCGATATACTCGGAATAAGCAATTCCTTTATCAAGATTTTCAGCAAGATACTCAGAATAAGAAATACCTTTATCTAAGTTTTCTGCTAAGTACTCAGAATAAGCAATATTCTTGTCAACTTTTTCTGCCAAGTATTCTGAATAAGCAATTCCTTTATCAAGATTCTCCGCCACATATTCTGTATATTGTATACCATCGTCTACTTTTTCTGCAAGATACTTAGAGTAGTCGATTGCTTTGTCAACATTTTCAGCCACGTATTCTGAATATGAAATGCCCTTATCCACATTTTCTGCCAAATACTTAGAATAAGAAATAGTCTTGTCCAAGTTTTCCGCCAAATACTTAGAATAAGTAATGCTACTATCTAGATTTTCTGCAAGGTACTCACCGTACTTGATAGCACTTTCTAGATTTTCTGCAAGGTACTCGGAGTATTTCTCCAGTTTAGAAACTCTTTCTTCCAGAGCTTTGCAATCTACAGAGTTATTTTCGCTTTCAGTAACCTGAGCTTCTTGTTGTTTCATTTCAGAAATTTGCGTTTCAAGCTCATCCATCTTATTTTTCAAAAAGATAGAATACTTATTAAGCTCGTCAGCAGTAACATATTCTTTGTTGGCCTCCATAATAGTGGATTTATTTTTATCTTGATTAAGGATTTTTTCGAATTCTTCGCTATTTTCAACTTTATATATCTTCACACCAGATTCATTTTCTATGCCTAGTGATTCATTTACACATTCTAAGTTGTTTATAATCGAATTTTTTGATCTCTTCTCGAATTCAAAAGCATCGAAACCAGCGCTTTCATATACTCTTTCTAGCTGAGCGTCCTGAAAACCAGGATCAGCTACCAGATCATACGTAAAGATTTTTTTAATTTGTACCTTCTTGTCAGGTCCGACGTTTCCTGCTGCTCTAGATGAAATAGAAAGAGGTATACCAGCATCTACTAGCTTTTTAGCAATTTGTCCAGCTGGAGTGTCAAGCAAACGAACTTTAATGTTTAATACTCTTCCGTCTTTATCATAAACAAGATCCTCAACTACGTGAGAGATGTTTTTAAGAGATACATCGAATTTTTCAGGATGGTCTAGTTCACCAACCAATCTCTTTTTACCTATCTTATCCTTAAGATATTCTAAATGAGGTAGGTATTCGCCTTCCTCATAGATTCTGTTGTTGTTATTCTCCTTCCCAAATTGAGCAGCAATACCCTGAAGTACATACCCATCATCTGAGACTCCCTTTGAGACATCAAGATTATTATCTTGCTTCTCCAGGATAAAAAGGAGATTTTCATTCAATAAAGACTCGTTCATTTCTTGACTTTACTATTATTTAACTTTATATATCTATTTCCATTTTTGGAAATTTTGACGTTTTTTTATCCGGTGAAAGATATACCATCTTCTACAGACTTAGCGAAATTTAAGGCAGATTCAAATCCTTGTTCACCCTTTCTGATTACTCTTCTTCTGTTTGTAAGACTAGGAGCAAATCTGTTCCTGATAGTAACCTTGTTTGCTTCTCCCTCATCATCATATCTAACCTTAACACTAGTAATGTTTTCCCATCCTTCTATGTTAAGTTCCTTCTTAAGTTCATCGTTAGCGAATTCGTCAAATATGTTTATTCCTCCATCTACGTCTCTATCTTTTATAGTTAGAGATCCAGATTTACTTTTTATTTGTACATCTCCTCTTGTGGTTTCTACTCTATCTCCAGTAGTGTCAACGTCTTCTATATTTATTTTCTCCTCTGGAGATGTTTCTTCAGGTTCCTCTATCGTGTCTTCCACCTCTTCCTCCTTCACAGGGGGAACGTAAGTTTTAAGACCGAATCTTGGATCTACTATAGAATCTTCAGATGCTGACTCTACCAGGACAGGTTGATTTTGAGATGGGTTCATACTTTCTTCACCTATAAGGAAGTAACTGAAAGAACCAGCAGATCCAGTTTCTTCGGGATTAACAAAGTTGATTGAATTTACCTTATATGAGATAACAGGTATCTGTGAATAAACTTGGGATATAGATGAGGTAGTTGCTAAAACGCCATCTAATTCAGTTTCATAGTTAGAAACTTCCGGTTTATTAGAAGGGACCTCTGGCTCATCTGTAGTATCGTCTTCTGCTTCAGTTATAGTAGAATTTAATTGAGCTGAAAAATCACTAAATGAAAGTACCTTATTCTCATTTAACAATCTAGAATATTCTAGTTTATCTTCCAAAGACTCTGATGTTTGTCCTTCAATAGACCCAGGAACAAGTTCATTTATATAAGCATCAGTTAACTCATTCTCTTTAACTAGAGTACCTGTAACATTTACA